TAGTCGTTATTTATCGCTTACTTACAGAAAATATTTAGGTGTAGATTGTAAGACAGGAAAAGAAAATAGAAAAATTAAACAACAATTAGAGTTAATGAAAATGTGTGGCAGGGTTAATAGCAACCCATCATTAAAATATAATTCTAATTTTGATTTATTGACTAGTAAATGTAGGGGTGTTACTCCAACAAAAATAGATAACAGACCAGAAGATTCAGGAAGTGCTTGGGATGATATGAAGGATGGTTATAAAAAAGAGAATCCTGATATTACATTAATGGGTGATAAATTTTTAAAGAAAAAGAAATTAAAGATACCTAAGTATTTAACAGATGAAGATATGATATTACCAGTACCTAAACCATGAAAATATCTCATAACACATCAGTAAGTATGCCAGTTAAAAATATGATTGGTATAGTTATAGCAGTAGCTATGGCTGTATTTGCCTACACAGAAGTTACAGCAAGACTAACAAGTTTAGAGACTTCAAGAGAGTTATTTCAAGCAGACTTATTAAAGAAATCAGAACAACTACCTACAGACCAAGAGCAGTTTATGTTGATAGAAAATTTATACAAAGTCACAGAAAAATTAGAGGAAACTCAAGAACAGAATATGACTAACAAAGTTAATATTCAATTCTTAGATAAACAATTACAAAAAGCATTAACGGATGTAGAAAATTTAAAAGATAAATTAAGGCGTAATGGCAATGATTGAAATGGTTGTAGCATTGTTAATGATTGTAGACCATGAGATTAAAGAACATAGAATACAACCGAGTATGTCTGAATGTTTAAAAGGTAAAAGAATTGCTATGCGTTCGACAACATCACATATCGAATATAAGTGTATTAAATCTAAAGCAGAAACAGAAATTTATTTAGGTGGAAAGAGTATAAAAAAACTTATATTAAAGTAATTAATAAACAAATGAGTAGAAAAATATTAAAATTAATAGTTAAAATTCGTATGATGTATTGTGATATAAGAGGTCATCATGGTAAAAAATGGAATTATGAACCATCAGAAAATTACATGGGAAGAAAAAGGAAAAAATGAATATAGATAAATGTAAAGAATGTAATTGTAACTGCCATTGTAATGTTAAAGAACATTCTGATTTATATGGAGTGTGTCCTTGTGAGGATTGTAAATGTGAAAATCCTAAGAATGAGGGAGAGGAATGTTTATCTTGTCAATAGCGTGAAATTTATATTGTTAATAAGTTTATGTTCTTTTATAAATAATAAATGTTTACCACCAATAGAGGTTAAAATTGAGTATAACTCTTGGAAAGAATGTACACTTGCCGCATTAGAAATATCTAAAAAATTAATAATTGCACAAGAAGATACCTTTATTAATGATAACAAGGTAGCAACTAAATTTATGTGTGAAGAGGTAAATAAGGTATAATGAGAGATAATAAAACTATAGAAATCTATTTAAAAAACCATTGGAAAAAGATTCAAGAGATGATATTGTTTAAAAACCTTATTAAAGAAGTTGAGATAGGTGCTAATGGTACTAAAGGATATATTATTAAACAAGGTATTAACAAGGGTAAAAAAATTAAATGAAAGAAGAACATAAAAATCCTAAAGGTGGTTTAAGTGCTAGAGGTAGAACTTTTTTTAACAATAGAGATGGGTCTAATTTAAAAGCACCAGTTAAGTCTGGAACTAATCCAAGAAGAGTTAGCTTCGCTGCAAGATTTGGTGGTATGAAAGGTTCATTACTTACAAAGAATGGAGATCCATCAAGATTAAAACTTGCATTAAAAGCATGGGGATTTGGCAGCAAAGAAGCTGCTAGAAAATTTGCAGCTAATAATAAAAAAGCTTAATGAAAACAATAGTATTATTTATTTATCATTGGTCTACCAGGTTAAGCTCTTGGTCATGGCAAAAATTATATAGCAATAGGAAGTCTGGACTTGGCTACAAAAAATAAAACTTGGGTTAGATCAAAAGAACAAATTATTGTATGTGGTTATTGTGGGGTGTGTAATAAAGAATTAACTTCTGATATGGGGGGTTGGATTACAAACGCAGAAAAAAAAAGATTCTGCCATAATGGTAAAGATAAACTTTGCTTTGATAAATATATTAACCAATAGTTTCTTTTAATTCTTGGTACTCTTGCCAAATGCTTTGACCAGCATCCCAAAATCTTCGCTTCTCTTTTTTCATTTCAATGGAATGTAAAACTGTAGTGTGATCTTGCTCAAAGTATCTACCTATATCCGTAAGGTTTAAATTATATTTCTCATACAAAAGATTATGAATAATATTTCTAGCTCTAACCAAATCTTGTGTTCTAACTTTGCTCATCAAACTTTCTTTGTGTACCTCATAACGAATACAAATTTTATTAATAATACTGTCAACAGTTCTTGAGTTAGGTTTAGCAAATGAAAAGCCAATAATCTTTCTTGGTTCATAAGGCTTCTTATCTTTTTTGATGTGCAACCTTGCTAACTTGTAACCATTTTTAAATGCGTTCTTATATATTTTTTTTTCTTTAAAAGTTAGATCACGATAGTGTCCAGCTCTCATTGCAAGTTTAATCTCAGTAAATATTTTATTTTTAGTCATAGCTCCCCTATAGTTCTTTTGTTTATTTTTCCAATATGTATATTAATAACTATCTTGCCATTAATATTTCTTGTGTCTGCACTACTTTTCTCATCAATCTAATACTGTCTTGATGATACTTCTCAGCTTGTACCTTTGTCTCCAGAAACTTTCTGTGTTTCTTCTCTTGGAGATCCCTGTACTTTTGCAGACGTAACCTTACTTGTTCCATCCTTCTCCTTTTTTACTATTGTAAAATCTACTTTAACATTTTCGATTTTTACTTCTGCGTTAGTTCCTTCATTAGAACCATTTGCAGCTTTCTCAACTGAATCAAACTCCTCTGTTAGTTTAAAACTACACTCTCCAGACTTGATTCTTGTGTATATAGTCATACTTTATCCTTTTTGGCAACCTCTTTTTTGTGTACCTCTTTAGTCATCTTGTTATATATGCTTAAATCAGTATAATTGTCTGCCTTAAAATTTCTTGTGGTTCTATAAAGTTTTAATCCCATCATTAATTGACCTACTTGGTGTGGTTTAATTCGTTTTTTTAAGTTACTTGCGAGTATGATAGTAAACATTTCTGCCAACATAATAAAGTTATCTTGATAATTGCCATAATCTTTTTGGCGTTCATCAATAATTTTCTTCTCAATCTCTTGGTCTATGTCTGTGATTTTCATTTTCTACAATTATGACATTTGCAAAAAAAAATTTTATGTAAAATAATTATTGGCATTGCCAATATATATAAAAAGATTAAATAAAAATCAGATAGAAATTTAATAACTTTGTTTAAATATTTCATATTTTTTTTTATGTCTTAGAGAGGAAAACTTTGAAAGGGAACTAAGAAAGAAAAAACCCCTCTAAGACGATATAAATTTTAATTACTTAAAACTTATACTCTTGATTATTACTAGAAGCAGGTTTACTTGTAAACCCCTTATTCTGTGTTGGTCTAGCACTAGAATCATTAGGAGATAGGACTACATTAATCATTCCTGTTGGTTCTCCTTTATCATCTGTATCATCAAAGGCGGCTTGGTTATACCAAGTTTCCCCTATCTTAGCTCCAATTCTCCAGACTTTACCTTCTGGTGATTTTGGATTTATTGGTGCAACCCAACTAGGTCTGTTATCTCCTGGTTGCTTATCGTTATTTGGCATAAGTTTTATATATATTTTTGCCTGGTCTGTCATTTATTTCTCCTTATTTATTGTTGCTTTGTAACTTGATCTTATGAGTTCCAGCAATATCTGAAACTTGTCTATAAGCTCTCAAGTTATTTTTTATTAAGTATTGAATGTCATTTTTATACTTCTCATTAACTATATTAAATTCAGTTAATGTTTTAGTATTTTTAAATTCATCCTTTATACCTTCCACATTTATCTCTTCATCAAGATAGGTTGGACCTGTACCATTAGCTTTTGCTTTTGGAATTTCTTTAAATGGTTTGGCTTCATAACCATCTTCATCTTTAATACCTGTTTTTAAATTTAACAGATTTAAGAACGCATACTTTCGTGAGTATGACATGGCGTTACCCGTACCAAATTTATCAATTGCTCCCATTGCCGAACATCCATCAACAATTATAAATTGTGTTGGATCTTCAATATCATGTACTTTCATAGTACAAATAACCATGACCATATTCTTATCTGTTATTTCTGTTACATAATTACAAGTTGCGTACAAGTTATTATTTAATAATGCTTGTGTTGCTTTTTCTTGTACGGCATCATGAAGTAATGGGTTGAATCTCATTCCAGACACTTTGTCTGCTTTTAATACACCACCTGCTTCAATACAAGCTGAGTGTAGTTTTTGGTATATATTTTTTTTCATATTTTTATTCCCCATAGTTTAGTTATTAGGTTTTCTTGATCTTTAGTTAAATCTTTATAGTAAAAGAAATGTTCCATGTCTGGTGGCTCACACATCAAAGCTAACTTCTCTATGCTACCCTCACAAAACATAATCATCTTTTCCCATAAAAGAATCTTCTCAACCATTTTAAAATAAAGATATTCTAAATGATCTGGCTTCAGTAACTCATGGCTAGAATCAAAAACCTTTGAACCTTTATCGTTTACATAAACGAGGTAAGGTATTTTTTTTGTCGCCATATAGTAGAATGAAGTTTGGGTTACGTTTGTAA